GTCTGTGCATCTCCCGAGGATATTTCACCTCAGAAGAGACCAAATGGTCTCCCGCCGTAGGAATTGTTCCTACACCTCTTAGCTATTAGATAGCAGAGGTCCACCGGTGCTTGATGTCGACGGACACCGGCCGTCCAGCCTGTTCTAGGTGCTTCCTGTCGGCGATTGGCAAATCGCCGCGTTTAAGGAAGAACTTCATTAGTGCAGCGTAGCCCTCAAGATTGCTCTTGGGAAGCTTCGTTGACACTACAGCAGCCTTGACAAGGGGCTTATGTAGTGTCGGATGGAACCTCTCGGATTCATAACCCAAGAAGCTCCACCTACCTAATGCCGGAGATGTTGGTAGAACATAAGGGAACGGTATTAGCCGTTCGATTATGTCATCCAACCACTTGACAGTCGCCCAGTAACCAGAGTAATACATCTGGTTACGAAGCGATACTGTCGAGATTATCTCAGGAACAGACTTCTGCTGCTCGGGCAACAACGATCGGACACGAACAATTGAAACGTCGTGACCGTCGTAGTAGTCCTTTCCGCATGACTCTCTGAACTTGCCAGTCCAGAAAGACTTGTTTGTGTTAACTTTGAAGCCGAAAGCTTCAAGTTCACTAACAGCAGAGCTCACATATTCCACAGGGATGATAATATCATCCCCATAGACGCGTACCTTACCAATGAGAGACTTAATGTCTCTCATCGTAACAGGACGGCCCAGCTCATTCTCGATCCCAATAAAGAGTACCGTGCAAAACACGATAGCCTCAAAAGGGAAACAGAGAGCTGACCCCATTGATGCGAATTTGGCCAGGCGCAAAACGCCATGGCCATCAACGTCAGCCTTCCGGCTCCTACAAGCATCAACCGCTCCAGCAAAATGAGAGTGGTTGCGAAGTAGGTGACGTACATGCTGATTGGAAACGCGATCAGAAGCCTCACTCAAATCGAGTGTGGCTAAGGTTCCATCGCTGGAACCTTTGGAAGCGAGCTCCTGGTTAGGAGTTTGGCTTTTCCAACTGATAAGCTGTCGGGAGATGTCATCTTCCTCGATAGCATTCACGATTGACTCCATAAGACCCTGCTGTGCATACTGCATAGCGGTGGGTTCCATGGCGATCAATCGAGGCGTTTTCAACGTCTTAGGAACCGAGATCACCTTAGCGGGGATCTCGGCCCCGGGGGAGAGGTAGGTGAACTGATCGGAGTTGTCAAGAAACAACCCCCAGCTCGAAGTAAGGTATTCCCCAGAAGGGAAGTACTCTTCGAGTCTGTCGGTCCAAATAGTCTGCTCGTATTTTTGGTTTCCCTTAATACGGTCAGCCGTTGAACCGGATCCGTGCTTGGGCACGATCCTGCCATAGTAGATATCGCTATCTACCTTAGACAGGACCTTGCCGAAAAGCAAGGAAGCAATCCTTCCAAACTGATCCTTTCGGTCAGAATGGAAGTTTTTGTCTGCTTCCTTCACCTCCTCTTCGGTTGCCACATACTTATCGAAAGCCGACTTGACGCGCCATTCAGCGCATTCAAGTTCGACCTTGCCGCACATCAGAGTAATCTGACGTACGGCATGAATTGCTTCGATAGAGGGATGTGGCAATAGCCGACCAGTACTGCGGTCGAAGATAGGATCGAGGAAACCTCCGAGAAATCGGGGGAGCCCTCCCTTCCAAGAAAAACCCTGGAAGAGACTGCGATCGACGAATCCTTGGTCAAGACCTTTTTCGAGGTCCTTTCCAAAGTTCGGCAGTGTAATCGTTAAAAACGATACACCTTCATCTTCAACACGGCCATGGATGGTTTTTACATCCATGGCGGCACTAGTGTGACACCAGGCGCTCGATTCCTCGAGAGCCTTTTGTACGAGAATAGTCAGGCTTTTCAACCCTGCTCCTTAAATAGAGTTAGTGGTTCCTTAGCCACGACCCTTCTCCTCATAGACAGTTGTCCTTGCCACGTTAGTGGCGCGGACGACCGCCTCTACCCCTCAGATGAGGGGCAGCCATCAGAACTAGAAACGCGATCAGACCGAGGGTTACCCCTTCGATCGGAATCACGGTTAGTTCTCACCACCAAGAAGCTTGGTGATGGTCTCGTCAGTGAAGCGCGCAAGCTGCGCCTTCACGACCGCGATCTGCTCCGCCTGGGTGAAACCGGTCTTGGGGATGTCGACAACAACGTTGACGGTCATCCCGAAGCTCGTGTTCACACCCGTGAACGGATCAGGAGCGATCTTCGAGAAGTTGAGTCGATCGGATCGTCGGATCCGACGCGCGCCAATGGCGTGCGCCGGGACGATCTCGATCGAACCATCACCCGACTTGTAAGTCGAGGTGTTGGTTCCAGTGCTGACTCGCGGAAGCGAGACTGCAGTGTTGGACCCGACCTTGATGGACTGGGGATCGGAGTAAGACATGGCACTTCTCTTTTCAGTTGTTAATTCAGTTGTTAGGAGGACAATGTTATTGTCCAACCACCCTAGACGAGAGAGCTATTAGCCTCTCGCGGCACGTCTAGAGCTATCTTTTCCCTTGTTAGAAACAAGAGATAGAAGGATGTCCAGCTGAGACTGACTAAGGTCTCCGAAGGACGTTCCGAATCCATAGGGCGATGCTTGCCAGCGCATCTTGTAATCCGTCCGGTAGGACGTATCCAAGGTGATGCTGGTGTTGGAGTCAGGCCTAAAAGGGTCTGACAAATACGTGACCTCGCGAGTTTCCTCGCGCATCACGTACCCATATTGCATCGCAAGCGCGTCTTGACTGAAAGCAGTCGCATTCGAGATAATACTCCCGATATCCGTCTGCCAGTCGAGAAGCCAACTCCAAGGAGTCAGTTCATACAGCACCTCAGGCGTGAGCCTGATGCCGAGAAGGTGATTAGCCTTGTCGACATAACTATGCAAGCGTCCCAGAAGCCCATCGGCCTCCGGAATGCTATACATGTAACGTGCTGAAAACGACCACGTGACCGTACTGGTCTCGAATCGTCGAACGTTCCTTACCCTGGGTGAGCCGTCGAAGCCGTAAATGATAGACGTGATGTCATCATTGCCGGACTCGACATTGTTAGGAAAGATGGCATTGCCATCTGTTTTGTCACTCCTAACCTCAACCTCAGGGGCAGACCTCCGTCTGCGTCGAACAGTAGAGCCGAATTCGGCACTGTTCTGCACATAACGCTCGAGGATCTGTTGTGAATTCACAACAGCCTCGAACATCTTGGTGAGGTCCCTAATGAAAGGGAGCCAACCGAATTGAAGGGAAAGCGATCCCCCGTCCCTATCGGGACGGAAGGAGCGCGTTTTCTTCCAGTCGAAACCGAGAATGTCTGGAAGACCTTCTCGGAGTTCACCAGCAAATTGTGCAAGCGACGCATGTGACTGAGTAGGTATCGTCTGTGCGATGAATTCGGTACCATGTTTCCTGGCTTGATTTCTCAAGGCAGAAGAATCATGGTAATCGTCAAAATCGCCATGGAGATCAATGTCCGGTCTACCAAGGTAGATCGCACCGTGATGCTCCCAGAAACTACCAGCCGCCGTATAAGGCGACTTGTAGTTTACGGATGGATTGGCCATGGATATACTCTGTTTACGAGTATAAAATTCATGACCAGTGTCCAGAGGGTTGCGACGTAGATCCACTTGCAGTTCCTTCATCAGGACTGCTGGATCAGTCTGTTCCTCTGGCCTACGCGCTGTCCGAAAGGACAACGTGGTCTGTGACAAATCGATTCCCCGAGTAGGGGCGTTAAACACCGTCGGCTTATCACCCTTCCACACAACTTGTGAGCGGAGGGGTGTCCGAAAGCGTTTGCGTACTCTCTTTTGGAGAGTAAGATCGTCTGTCATTAGAGTTCCTATGCTAATAGGGATATTTAGTTGGGATGAATGGCAGAAGTAGAAACTTCATTACCGTAGCAGGATACACTGTATGAAGCTACGGAGTCACATAGTGGCGCCATTCACCAGAGTAGAAGTGACCCATCGAGATGATGGGATTCTCGACACAAAAAGTGCCGGTGGGGGTCCTAAGGGACCT